CTTTCTCGATAGCTATTAGCGATACTTATTAGCTAGACCTTTTATGTATTTGACACAAGCCCAGTCATTTATTCCTGAAACGACGTCTTGTACATCTTGGTTATAGCTGAAAAGCTGTCCGTAGCTTCGTTTGGCCCCTTCCACTAAAGCTGGTAAATTGTCGAAGAAACCCGGGATACGTAAACCTAATTTATACTTATCACCTTGTAGGACTAAATCAATGAATTTATGAAATAAAGGATGTCATTTACAGTTCTCTATAATAGATAACCACCTCAATGTTACCATTTCTTTACTTCATTTTCTAGGATCAAAGAAGCGTTCCTGTGATATTAAGTGGTTCATCGCTCTAAACACTGAATACACACCACGCATTCTACCATCGGGTCTATAATTTCTATGATACATACGCCGAAGGACGATAGCAGTTTCTCTCGAAACATGGAACTTACTTTGGTTAACATCCTGCCCAAATTCTCTGTAAACTTTCTCAATGTATTCTGGGGTAATACCAGGGAAACTTAAAATTCCATCATCACCATAAGCCATGGAATGTGGATTTAAAGGCTGATTAGCACGACTAGCTGCATGGATTTGCAAAGCTTTGTGTGCAATACATTCATCAAAATTGGTACCACCTGATCCTGAACCCATACCATGTGGTCCCTTATATATTTGAGTTGGTGTGATAGCTGGTATTGAATATTTAAATGGGAAAACCTTAGCTAATCACAAGTCTGAATAATCCGTTTTCGCTAACATATTAGTTATAACATATTCAGCTGCAGCTTGCATACTTTTATTGAAGTGTTGATCAAATCTAGTGAAGTCAGTACAAATGATTAAATCATCTGATTTGACACTGTCAAATAGTGCAGTGACTTCTGAATCTACCCTATCAACAGAAATGTATGCTGGAATTATATCCATAACTTGGATATATTGAATAAGAGGTTGGTAGATAGATAGTTCCAATATATTTACGGATAACGGGAATTGGAATACTATCCTCTGCTTAACATCATCAGGTTCTGATCCACCTTCCTGACCACGTCAGCCGATAATTGCTGCCATATTATAATGGTATAGATAACTGGGATCCAAAGTATCCGTAGTTAGTTCTTCCATTAAATCTAGAGTAATACCGCCAACTTCGCGACGAGGCGCTAAAAATGGAGTACCAGAGTTAGTTGATTTCTTCATATTATATCAAGTATTCTCCCAACTGCGGGGACGAATATTCCTACGTGCTTTGAAGAAGTCGCATGTTTTCTCTAAATCCTCATGCGTAAATGCTCTGGCTGATTTAGTTACATCAACGTAGTAATTCTTAAGATCAGATTCCCTATCTTTTCAAGGTTTCTGAATTGATAGAGGTCCAACCTTTGCTAGCATATCTTGCTCGAATTTGGCTAGCCAAGGATACTCATCAATGAAATTCTTATCGATTAGTTTATGAGCTACGAGGTTCATAACCTGTTCCCTTGTTAGATTTGAGAATAAGGGAGTTCGATAATCCATACTTTGACCCTTCAAAGTATGTCCAATGTATCGTCGTACATTAGGTGTAGCTGATTTAGATATATACAATTCAGCTTGTAGGTGTTTTACATAATCTTTCATTTCTTTTCCTCCTGTGAATGATATTTATGTATAACGTCACTAATGCTGTGTTGTAGTGACGACGCAGATCTCATAAGAATCCACGATTATAAATCTACACAATCTAGTTTCGTAAACAAAG